CACAAGGGAAGTTTATCTTCAATGTGTCAATCACAGTGATTACACGATAGAGAACGGCGAGAAAGTTTATTGGTGTTGGAAAGCGTTCATGGGTGAAGACCGGAAGAATTACCCCTATCGTATAAAGACACCAGGAGGGGAACACCGGACGATTGCGATTGACCTGGCTTATAGCTGGCCGCCGCATCAGGGAGATCCCATGTCAGGCAAGTCGGATGCAGGTCAATACTATTGCCCTTTGGTTTATTGGAGCAATCCGACAATCAAGGATATAGCGGCGAAGATACGGGATGGCCGGGCGCAAAAGATGAGCGTGCCGGAGCATGGCAGTGAGGAACTTATGAAACATCTTCTCTCGGAGCGGCGCATCAAGGTGTGGGATAAATATGGCCAAGATTCGTGGAAGTATGAGAACGTCGGCAAGAGGCCGAACCATCTTTGGGATTGCTTTTGTATGCAGGTTCTTTTTGCTTGCATAGCGGGAGTCATCGGTGAACAAACAACGAATGTAAAATCAGAATGAGCCACAATCGAGCAATAGTGGAACGCGCCAGAAAAAGAGTCAAGGAAATGGAAAACAACGGGCGAAAGGAACACTTGGTAAATGACTTTATGAGGCGAGGGAGAATGAATCCAGAGTTGAAGTTTCTGCTTGACCAAAAGAAGAATCCAGCGACAAGACCGCCGGATTAAATCTCGCAATTGATACATATAAATTGACATTCCCCGTAAAGGTGGAATGCCAAAACGATATTTTCCAAACCGCGATCAACCATGGCTTGAAGCTGCATTAGCCAGACTTGACGAAGAGTTACTCACCGGGTTTCAAACCGAGATTGAAGTTGACGGTTTGATGGGGAAGAAGATGCCTCAACTTTCGATTGACGAACGGCGCAATCGAATCCTCAACGACCTTTGTTTCCTTGACCCCCGGAATTACCATCCCGGAATAGTCCTTCCTGTAACACGGAGTAAAATCTGCTATACTGGGGACGTGACTAATTCCGACTCTGTGTTCAATTCAAACACAGCAGACCTTCCGTGATATGGCCCAACCTCCTTTAACCTTCCTCGAAAACAAATGGGCCAATGGCTGGCGCTCAAATGTCCTTTATCAGTCAGCCATACAGTCGCCAGACCGTAAGGCGACTCCTTATCTTGACTACGATATTCACAAGACCGTAGCTTGGTATGGACGGCGGATAATGATGAACATGGGGCGGATGCTCTATGCCAACAATTCATCTCCCATCCGGGGACTGATAAACGAGATGGCGGAATTATCGTCTTCAAGTTTCATTCCACAGTTTTTTGGGGACGATGAATCATGGGGAAATCAAGCAGAGGAATGGATGGCGCGGCATGACCTGCATTGCGACCGGGCTGGCCCGCCTTTCAACATGCGGATTTACCGGCGCAATGTGATAATCGGAGTCATTCGAGATGGGGATGTAGGGACGATTTTAACAGAGGCTCCCGGAGGTTATCCTCTCCTCCAAGTAGTGCCAGCGCATCGCATCGGATCCCGTCAAGATCAAGTCATTGTTGAGGATGATGACTCACCTTTCAAGGGTTGCCGGATTACTGATGGGGTTATTATTGACGATTATTTCAAACCTCTGGCCTATCGAATTTTCGGGGAAAATCCATGGGATGTGACGGAATTTGTTGACGTGTCGGCGGCGAATATGTTTCTGTCGTTCATCCCGGAATGGTGTGGTCAGGTGCGGGGATTCTCCGCGATTGCATCGGCGGCATTCTCCGCGCAGGACATCATGGAGAGCCGTCAATTCTCTTTACTGGCTCAAAAGGCCAACTCAGCGATTGCCTACATCGAGGAAAATGAGAAAGGTGAAGCACCTCCCGGAGCCGGATTTGTTATACCACCTTCACAGGTAGCCATGTCATCACAAAGCGCAACCAATGGAGTGAACCCATCGGCAACGGGGTTGAATTACGAAGTGCTTGACGGTGGAACGATTCGTTACTTTAAAGCGCGGACGGGATCGAAAATCACAAGCCCTGGCAATGACCGGCCAGCAGAAAACGCTCAAAATTACGAGGATAGAATCATTCGTGGAATCTTTCACGGTGTCAATTGGTCAACAGACTTTTCACTTGACCCGACAAAGGCCGGTGGTGCGCAAATGCGAATCATTATTGACAAGGTGAACCGCACAATCCAGACCTATCAGGATTTACTTTTACTCCCGGCAATGCAGCGGATTAATGGCTACCGAGTTTCAAAAGCGATCAAGATCGGACTGATTCCGAAAAGCGATGATTGGTGGAAGTTCCATTACATCGGGCCGGAAGAATTGACGGCGGACAAAAAATACGCGAGCGACGTTTCCTGTCAAGAGTTGGAGGCGGGATTAACCAGCCACGAGCGGGAGATCAACAAACGCAAAGGCAACTTCGAGCGTATCACCATGCAGAAGATTCGCGAACGGAAATTCCTTGAAGATCAATGCAAAAAGGCGGGAGTTGACCCTGATAAAATCTGGCGATACAAAACAAACTCCCCTATCTCAACCGATCAAGATTCAGAGGAACCGAAAAAGGCAAATACCTCAATTGACAAATGAAAAACTACACTCACATTTTGGCGAAGCTCGTAAAGGAGAACTGGCTTATCTTGCCGTCTCACCATGCGTCTTTGATTGCAGGACTGGAATCTTACCTGGCTAATCCGCAACCATTACAAGCCATGCAGGATGAAAAAGACGAAGACGAGCCGGATGATGACTTTGGGGAAGACATGGAGGAAAACTACCGGGAGGAAAACGGCACGGCAATTATTCCAGTGCATGGAGTCCTTGGAAAGCATCTATCGTCAATGGAGATTTTCTGCGGCGGATGTTCCATTGACCGGGTAAGTAAGATGATTGATGTGGCGGAGGAAAATCCTTTCATTCGCAAAGTCGCTTTTCACTTTCAAAGTCCCGGCGGGCAGATAGTCGGGACGCCGGAGCTTGGTCGTAAAATTGCCAACATATCAAAAGACACAATGTCTTATGCGGATGAATTATGCTGTTCAGCGGCATTATGGGCAGCTTCACAAGCTGACAATTTCTATACGACTGATTCAACGATGGTAGGTTGTTGCGAGGTTTATTGCCTATTTCTTGATCGCTCTAAACAACTCTCAGATCAAGGTATTAAGGTTAATGCTGTTGCCGCTGGAAAATTCACGTTAGCTGGAGCTTCTTTTAAGGCGATGACCAAAGAGGAAATGGAAATGTTCCAAAAGGATGTAGATTCAGTCCACGCGGACTTCAAAGCAGCCTTGACTTCACGCCGGGCGATTGCCGATGAATACCTTGAGGGCCAAGTTTTCTCAGGAAGCAAAGCTGCGGAGATCGGCATGACTGACGGCGTGGTGGAAGATTTTGACCAAGCTTTGGAACTGCTCAATGCCTCTCACAAGACGTCTAAATCGAGTCTTTAGGTTGACATCCTGCCTATTGTCAGAATGCTAACATTTTTTAATATCGGAAAAGCCAACGCGGAAATCACCCGGCTGAATGCCGAGTTGAAGAAAACCCAAGATGAACGCGACGCTGCCCAGTCCAATTCCTCCGCAATTGCCACGGAAGCGGAACGTCTCAAAGCTGACAATATTTCCAAGGCGGACGCAATTGCAAACCATGCGACAATTCTCGCAGCCAAAGACGCCGAAATCGCCGGACTTAAAACCGAGTTGACTGCGGCGAAAGCTGTGGTGACTGACTTCGATGCCAAGGTGGAAAAATCCGCTTCCACGAAGGCTCTTGAAATTTGCGCGGCGCAAGGTATCTCGCCGGTCAAAGGAGGAAAGCCTTCTGACACTCCCGCCAAACCGAAAGAAGCCACAGAGGGATTGACTGGAATGGCTCGCATCCGGGCCAGCATCCAACAACAATTCGCCAATGGAACTTTGCAGGCCGTCAAATAAACATCGTCAACAATAACAAACTTTTATGGCTGATAAATTCTTAACTCTGCTTGACATCACCAAACAGACCGGCACTGACCAGGCGGTAGGCGTCGTTGAAGAAATTCGCACGTTCGCCCCGGAAGCGAATGTCCTGATGGGACGTCCTATCTCCGGTACAACCTACAAAAGCCTTGTGCGAACATCACTCCCAGCCGGGCCGACTTTCCGCAAGGCCAATCAGGGCAGTGGCATTTTGAGTTCCGCGTGGGACCAGAAAATCCAGCAATGTTTCTACCTGGATGGACAGATGCAAATTGATGAAGCGGTTCTCTCGGCGAGTGAGTTTGGAGAGGACTTTGTTCTTGCGAATGAAGCTGTCGGCGTGATGCGTCAGAAGCTCATCAACCTCGGTTCTCAGTTCTACTACGGCAACCCTTCTGACACTGATGCCGGTTTCCGGGGATTGCAGTATTTGTATGACTCTACCAACATGGGCACTACTGCTGGCGGCAGCGCGGCGGGAGCGGTGTCATCCGCTTACCTTGTTGTCAATTCACTGGACTGCGTGCATTTGATTTACGGCAAGGAGCAAGGTATCCAGTTGAACGCCTGGCTGCGGCAGCAAGTCAAAGATATCAACGGCATGAACTTCTTCGCCAAGGTCAACAACCTTGCCGGCTGGATCGGACTGTCGTTCAATTACTCGAAAGCGGTTGGGCGCGTCTATGATATTGACAACGCCAGCGGCAGCACTGCCCATCCTTTGACGGATGCGCTTGGCGCGACATTGATTGCGCAATTCCCCGTGGGCGTCTTGCCGGAATCCTTCACCGGCACTGAAGGTCAGAAAGTTTCTTATGGTGCAGGATCATCGCGGGCATTTTGGTTTATGAACCGGCCTACCCGACTCGGCTTGCAGAAGTCTCGCAGTGTTATTGTCGGTGCGATCACAGCGGCGACTCCAATGCAGTTCGCTCCGACTCCAGTTGAGTTGGGCGGTCATCCCATTGTGGTTACGGATTCTCTGACAAACACTGAAACCGTGGTTTAACCTAATTCATCATTTGCGACATTTCAAAACACTAACCTAAACAACACAATACAATTATGGCGACGAATTACAATCGGTTAATCCGCGATGCGAATCTGCGTGGAACTGGTTATCTTCCAGCGGCAAACGCGACGGCAAATATCACTCCATTCAATGGCAATATCGGGGCCGGTACCTTCAAGCCGGAAGAAATGGAGATAGAGGTAGCCTTTCCGGCACTGCCGAATCACACGAACACAGGTTTGTCAATTACCGCGACTCTACAAGATTCAGCCGATGGTGTTACTTTCGCCAACACGAACCCGCTCATTCAAGCGAGTGTGCTGGGGGTTGCTGCTACCGGATCGTTAGCGACTGTTTTCCGTTTTCGCCCACCGGCGAACATCCGTCAATACTTTCAGATTCAGCTTTCAGTGCCGTCCACGGACGGCAACAACACGGCGGCACAGGTGACAATCCAAATCCTGTTGTAACAATCATTGGTTGCGTGTCAAGCCCCGCTCCGGTTGGAACCGGGCGGGGCTTTTAATTTATGTCCATGATAGATGACATTTCGGGGATCATACGGGAACGCCAGGCGGAACTTCCGCAAGTTGCCACAATTCAAGGGCAGCAGGTTCCATGCTCGGTGTCAATCATTGACCAGGGGCGCGATGTAATCACAGGTGGTAAATGGATTGTCTATCGAGGGACGTTGACCTACCTAGTTGCCGACCTTGAGACACTACCTTTGGCTGGTCAGCAGATCATTTTCAACAACCAAACACTTTACATCGAAATGGTTCATGCCAACCCTAGCTTCCCGCATGTGAAGTTGGAAATATCCAACACTTCTCCTCCGAGGTAATATGGCCGTTAATCCCCATACTACTGTCAATTATTTGCTTGAGCAGGCTTATCAGGCGATCATTACCAACGACCCGAACATAGCGGACTTGCTTGAGACTCCAGTTCATCTTGGAATGGACTCGGCGGACTTGGAAACAACTCACGTTGCGATTATCGTTCCATCGTTAAAATACTCAGAGGGTCAGCCAATGTCAGGTAATTGGCAGATGGATGTTCATGTAAAAGTTGTTACGGCGTTTGATGATTCACAGAATCCATTGCCGGATGGATTTACATCCTTGCGCGATGTGCATGAGCAACGGGCAGGATACATTCAAGATTTATTCATGGTCATGGAGCTTGACCGGCTTCTGTCATCATCAAACCTTTCCGTGCAGGGATATATTTTCACGGATGTTGAGACGCGGATAGAAACCGCTTCATGGGTGACAGAGTTTCTAGTGAGACATAATCAGGTATCAAAAGCTAACCTTGGAGCGACAGTGTAATATGGGTATTACCTGTAAAACGAATTTCACAGCGTTTCAAGAGGACTTTCGGAAGCGCGTGGCACGGTCAAAACAATCACTTCCGATTATCACAAACCGGACGGCGCTCATGGTTGCCAAGCATGGATTTGACGCAGTGAAGGTAGCGGACAGGTCAGCTATTCAAGAGCTAGGCAGGTTGCGTTATGAGGTTGCGGGGAAGAGCGGGAAGAGACTTAAAAGAGCAAAGGCACGATGGGGTCAAGGCCAGGAAATTATCCGTGCAACGAATATCTTTGTGGCAGAGTTGCGCAAGAGAGGAATTGACCCTCGTGAATATGGCCCAACTATAATGCAAAAAATGGTGGAGAAATGGCTTTCATCAAGATCGCGCGCAGTAGGCTCATTGAAGGTTGCATTCATTCCGGTCTTGAAGAAACTATTTTCCGAATTGAACGAATCGCAATTCCTAATCAGTGGTGGAACAGGTTTGTCATCTTTCGGGCCAGCACGGGGACACGCGGATCCAGCGCATGAGGGATGGAACCCGGTAGCTAAATTTGATGTTTCAGGCGGTGGCAGAAATGACGCGCACATAGACCGGGTGGAGAAATACCTTGGTGAAGCATTAGACTATGGATTTAGCGCGGTAATGAAAGAGTGGGAAAGCTATGCTGAGAAGCAACTCAATCCTATTCTATCCGAGTAAAACCTAATCCATCAATTGATAACTTTGTTGGGTTGACATTGAACCTATTATTAAGAATTAAGATATGAGCACACCAGCTATTCGCGGAAATGCAATCGTTTATGGAGCGGACGGAGATATTCTTTTGGCCGGCACGGCTATCTACATCATGGGCCAATCGGCGGAGGTCAAGAATGCCGATGCAACCGCCGTCATCACAGACGGCCAGGGGAAGATTGCCACGTTGGTTAATAAGGAATCTATCAAGCATGGCACATTCAAGTTCATTCCATCCGGGGCCGGAAACAAATATGGAACACCGGCTCATACAAACACTCTCGCATCTGCGGCGGCAACGGCGATTCTTATTCCGAAGTTCTCTCAAGTTGTTACCAGTGGATTTCCGGGTAACGTAATTAGCGGTGGAGGCCCTCTTGCTCCTGATTACAACGACACGTGGTATGTGATGGAAGACTCTCACGCGCTGCAATCGGAAGGAGCTTTGATTTACACGCTGGAATTGCAGAACAGCGAGAACTTTAACGCTGCCAACAAAACAGCCTGGGCAACCGCTCTAACCGCGTAAAATGAAATGCTTGATAAATTCATTCAAGCCGCATTGCCGGAGCCGGTTACTTGTTTGGGTGTCCGGTTAAAACCATTCTCGTTAGGTCATTGGCTTTGGTTACATCGGTTGAAGAGTCCCTATGTGACGCATGAGAGCGGAGTTCACCTTGATGAGTTAATCCTCGCGGTCATTGTTTGCTGCCAGAGTTATTCGGAAAACTGGGAATGTTTCTCAGGGCGCGACAAGACCGTAGCGCAGTCAATAAAGCAGTTTAAGAGAAACATCATGGGCGCATGGTATCGGCGACCAGTGACAATCAAAGGCCGTAAAGTATTCCCCGCGTTGTTCAAGGAAAAGGATTTCAACTTCTTTCAACCGGCAAACATATTCGCAAAATACATTGCCGACGCTTTCATCCTTCCAACGATTGCAACAAAGGAAAATAACACACCTTCCGTCGCTCCGTGGGAGTTAATGACGTTGACGACCTGTTTGAAGCTGCAAGGCTCTTGTGAAGAGGTCTTAAACCAGCCCGTGGGCTTATCACGGTGGCTTGTGGCTGGCTTTTGTGAGTCAGAGGGTATTGGACAGCTTGTAGATTCAAAAGCCCTCCAAGAGGATATTAAAGCGGCCAATGAATTTGCCGAAAAACTCCGCCAAGAAGGGAAAATGAAGTAATATGTCGCTCCGCAAAATGATGGCGGAAATAGGGTTGGATGGAAGCGGCTTTGCTGTTGGAGCTAAAAAAGTTGAGAGTGAGACTGCGAAGCTGGCCGGGAACATCAAAAACTCTTTAGGCAACACTTTGACTGGAATTTTGGGAGTCGCATTTTTTGAGCAAGCGATTCAAAAAACAATTGAGTTTGGTTCAGAGATTTCCGATTTGGCAAAGCGGGCCGGTGTAACAGCGGAAGCGTTTCAGAAAATGTCATTTGCCTTCGGAGGGAATAAAGAAGGTGTCAGTAGCTTCTTTGACAAGCTGAATGAGAACCGGGCGAAGGCACTTCAAGGCGGAGTAAACTCGCCAGAGTCGCAAGCCTTTGGGAAACTCGGTATAGGTCAATCAGAGCTTTCGCATGACACTGGGGAGGTTCTTATGTCAAAAATTGGCGATGCAATAAAAGCCGGGAACATTCAAGAGTTGATCGGGCCATTGAGAGTGGTCGGAGGTCGGGGGGCGGGTGAACTCGTGGCGGGGTTCAAGGCAGGAATTGAGGAACGGGCAAAGGACGCGGTAGCAGCTGGTGCGATAATGAGCAATGCCGATGTTGCTCGCATGAAGCAGATCCAAAAAGAATGGTCTATGCTGACCACTTCGCTTATGGTGGATATGGTGCCGATTGTTGACACTGTAATTCGATCAATTGAGGATTTGATTTCACGATTTAAAATCTTGGGAGCGTTCATTCAAGGACTCTTTGTTGACCCGGAGCGCGTGGCGCTGGACAAGCAAAAAATTGTTCATGCCAAAGAAGTAGAGACTTTTGCTGCATGGCAAAAAACGGGCGGGGAATATGAAGGTCCTGAATTTGAATCATATAAAAAAGCACAAGAAGATGATGCGGACGCAGGTCGTGTGACAGCATCGGTTATGCACCGTGGTAACAAATGGAATATTTTTGAAAATGCCATGCAAGCCGCGAGCGATGAGCAAGCGAGGCAAGATGGGATACAGAAGGCCCGCGAGAAAGCAATCAGAGATGCGGCCGGGAAACAGCCGGAAGTTCCTGTAGATTTTGGGGAAACAATCAAAAACAAGCGCGTTACCCGTGAGGAAACGACCTGGGAAAAAATGTCATTGACAACAGATGCTTTGAACAAGATGGGCGGATTTGTTGGCGGCGCCGGAATGCGCGATGCAATAGGTTCAATTGCCCGGCGACAATTGGAAGTCACAGAGACAATGGCCGGAGGCATTCAAACGAGCAACTCTTACCTGAATGGTATTCTACAAAAGACAGGAAAAACAACTCCCGGAGACATTCCATGAGTGAACCGTTTTTAGGTATCAAATACAGAGGTGCTCCGCTCGTGTTAAAAACGAGTTGCTATGGAGTGGTTAGACGATCTGAGACGGGGGCAATTTACCAGCGATTTAAGCTTGAAGGCATTGCATCGGCGGTGGAAGCCTATGCGTTGAATTTAGGCTACGGCAGCAGCGCGGAGATAGAGAATGACGGGCCAATGTCAACTCTAACAATAGATGTAGGGTTGAGCGCAACTGACGCAAAATGGGAGATTGACACGGAGAATCTTGAGCAGGATATTCTCAATGCGCCATTTCTCTATCCACCATCTCCTTCTGTGTCAATAACCGATCAAGCGAGAGCAGCTTTCGTTAATTGGAAGGCTCAATCGGTCTTAACTCATACTGCCATAATACCAGCATCAGACGACCCTCCATTCTCCGAGCAAGATGCAATTTATCTTGCTGCATTACAATCTCTCGCACTTAGGGGGGTGGAAACAAGCCCTGTTGATGCAACAATTTTAAAGTTGACCGCGACTGTTCCAATAACCCTGTTCATCCAAGATGCAAGCGGAAATCCTGCTCCGTTGAACATCAATACAAATCCACTCATCACTTACAGCACAGATCAAATTGTGAGGATCTACGGATTTACGATGTATCCGGGATTATCCAATCAAATACCCGGAAGGTCAAATGGCTCCGTGCCTTATCCCTCAACTCCTGACCCGGCTGCTTGTAACGGGACATGGGGTTGGAGGCCACGTTTGTCAAATGCGACATTTACTGGGAGAGGCATGGTAGAGATTACAAACGACTGGGTATTGTCATGTTGGAGTAATCTTCTTTACACACCTTCAACTTTGTAACTCCATGAGGCCAATCCCTAAACACATTTCAGGAATACCGGGCCAGCCGAAACTCACAACCTGGCTCAATGACTTGAGGGATTACGTGCGGAGCTTAACGCCGCGTTCTTTTGATAATGGTGAGATTGATTGGACGGCAAACGGGGTAAACTTCCGGGGCAGTAAAGGTGGCGGTGCGGCATCTGCTCCGCAGTCAAACCTGTTACAGATGCTTTATGTTCAAAGTGAGGTTGGAGGCAACGGTGCCTATGTAGGGAACACTCTTATTTGCAGCACGATTCAAGGGACTGGGTTCTCGGCAACCTATTCAATCATTGGCTCCGGAAGTGTAAATTCTGTTACCATCATAACATCAGGATCGGGATACTTTTCAAATTTTGGAGTGGAATTTCCACCGGGTAACGCGACAGGCACAGCAATTGTTACCGGAGGAAAGGTGACATCGGTTACAATCAATCCGGGGGGCAACTCTGGGTATTTGTCCGGGGGGAGTGTCGCTCTTGTAACCGCCGCAACGCTTTACACGGTAATGAAGCCGATTGAATTTCAACAGGCGTTTTGGGCAACTGCTTATACGGCGTCGGCACCTCACGCAATGATTGACGGATTACATTACTATGGCCCCGCTGATGCGACGGGAGTTAGTTACTCGAAAAACCAACGGACAGACTTTTTGGTTGATTCATATGGAAATCAGACAAATTCTCAAATACAGGTCATTGATCCTCCCTATTCTCTTGGCCTGCCAATCTTCGCAATTGATCCGGCGACCATTGATGGATTTACATCAAGCCCATATTACCTACCTCCTTTAAAAACCAATTTGCTTAACCCTCCAATTCTTACATTGAAAACATTGCTCGATTTAAACATCGGAACCGTCCGCCGTTGGAAATCAATTCTGCCTTTCTGTGGAACAGGCAACTCGCAAGCATTCGATGCTGGTTATTCGTTCGGATACATACAGCCGACGCAAGCACAGGAGGATGAAACGCTTGAGTAATTGCCAGCCAATCTTTTACAAATCTCCGCCAGTCCCGGGAACAATCATGCCGATATGTCAGCGACTTCGGTCAACTGGATGGGACATTTCTGGAATTATTCTGGATGGAGTAGAATTTGATGCGGCATTTCACCAAGCACCGTTACTAACTGGAACGGTTGTGTGTTCCGCATTTCGGCAAGTAATTTATTATGGTAGTCCGGGAGAAGATGCGAGCGCTATTATCAACTCAATTAGTTTCGATGCGCAAGGGGAATCTCCCGGCGTTCCGTGGGGAACGGTTGCCTATGCCTATCAACCAAACACAACATTTCTATTTGCCGCACAACCAGAAACCGGAATTATTCCATCTGCATTTTACGGATGCCGAACACAATATATTGTGTCGCCAGGCGAGGTAATAACCGTTTTAGTCGCGCAACAGCCATTCATAAATTCACAGACAGAACCTGGAAACAACGGAGAAATAAAAGGTGGTAGTTTTTGTGCGAATGGATATTATGTCAATAATACAAACAAGTGCATCATTGCAGACCTGCGCGCAATAAATCTCGCAGGAGGACTTTGCAACCTTTGGGGAAATTCACACGTAAGCCCGAACTACGGTTCGCCTGTTACTGAAAATGGAGCTTTTCCAAACCCTCCATTATTGGGTGGACCAGATGCAAATGGAGTGATGAAAATTCAACTCGCATGATTGACATTCCACCTTTTATAGAGCTATGGCGACAATCAATACAGCCCTGACAATTTTTCTGGATATTGTGAATAACAAGCTTGTAACGAGCTTGACCAATCCGGCACAGTTCGTTTTTCCGCCGTTGTTTTACGGGGAAGTGTTTCCGGTTAATCTTGTTCCAGTGAGTCCGATAGTTGGAAGCTCAAGAATTCTTCCCGGTGGAACAGCGCAGTATTCCACATTCATTCAGGCCAACAATTCACTGTCGCTGAACGTGGGCATCGGAATTATTGACGGCTCCTACACGGAATACTTTGAGGCGATAGCAGGAGGAACTGGCGACCAAGCGCAATGGGTTTGGACGGCGGATACCACCGGCTCCGTGACGGGGGTTGCTGGCGCGGGATATTTCGCGGGCCGGATTTCGCTTTACACAAGCAACTTCCAGACAGTAATGAATGGGAAGTCCAGCTTGCAGCCCGTCTTACAATTCGCTATTGCGGACAGCGCGAACACAGTATCTGTGACAGGCTCGAATTACATCGTGGAATACTCAGGTGGCATCGTTGTTAATCAGCCGGTTTTGGCGCCAGGCGGAAGTCCTGCGCCGTCAGGGCCATTGGCGCAATTCTACACGAAGGCTGAATTGAATGCGCTCTTTGTTCGGTTCGCGGGTAATGCGAATGGTTCAACAATTTCCTTGCCTTCACCCAGCGGAACCCATACAAGAATCATTGGAATTGCTGATGACGGTTCACCGATTGAAGACACACAGTAACGATTATGAAATGGCTATCAAAAGTAAATTTGTCAATTGCGGCATTTGTTACGATGTTTATGCTGGCTGCGTTTTCCAGTGAAGCGCAATTGCAGAGAGTCACTGCTCATTTGTCTGTCACGAATAATCCCTCAATCAATGTGGCGGGGTCAGGGGTGTGCCTTGTGACAATCAACGGAAGTTCATTTCTATTTACGAACTCGGTTGGCACTCCTGCAAGCCAGGTCTTGATTGGAACCTACGCGAGCAATTCAGCGGCTTACCTTTACACAAATCTTTATACTTACACGCCAACCGCGGCAGGAGGGCCGTTGCTTGTTACTTATGACGGGGTAACGAACATCACAATCACCGGGCCGATTGGAAACGGAAATCCTTTTACGATCAGTTATACACCAGCAGGAACCGCCACTGGATTCCTGACAAACTCGTTTACCACAAACACAGTTATAGGCCAAACAAACGTTGTTGTTCCGTTCACGGCTTATGTAAGTCCGGTGAGTCAAACAAATGTGCCTACGCAACTGGCGCTGGGCATGGGGGCTTACTCACAAGCACCTCTCGCGATGGGAACAACTTTAATGCGCGGATGGGTGGATACGAACTCAACCCAGGTCATCAATGGCGCAAAGTTCTTAAAGGGGGCGAACACTTACAGCAACGCGAGCCAATTGTTTTACGGAGGCACAATCTCCAATGTGGGCTTGGGCAACGCGACTTATCTTGACATGCCTAATTTCGTAAACGGCTGGACAAATGGATCGAGTGGAACTGGCTTGGACTCATCGGGGAATTTATGGGCGCAATTTCCATCATTTTCCGGGGGACTTAGTTTTACAAACGTAGGATTAGGAACGATGTTTTTTAATTACTATTCCTTGTCTGGAAATGCAGATAACTTTGTTTATTCATTTGGAGGTGTAAGCACTTATACAGAGCAGTATGGTCCAAGCTCAGTTGTTCTTTACGCAACAGGAGGAACACTTTATCGGGGATATGTCAACGGGTTAATGACTATTCCTTGGTTAATTGTTACACAATCCAGCGGATTTGGAACGAACTGGCAGTTCAATAACACGACATTTGGAGGGACAAACAACTGGCAGGGTGACTTGGCTTTTTCAGCATCCTCTATTTCTACACTTGTCAACTCAAATAATTCCGATGTGAACGTGGGAACCAATACCGTAGCCTATCTCTCCGGCCCATCGGGAGACTTTTGCATTGTCGGTATTACCAACTCAGGCCAGCGCGATGGCAGGATGTTAAAACTGGTGAATGGCAATGGGCATTCCATGTGCTTCGCGAATTTATCAGGACTCGACAGTTATGCCGTCAACCGGGTAATTACAGGAACTCAAGCACAGGTCAATATCACAAACAATCCGGGAGTGGCATGGCTGTTCTATAATGCATCAAGCAATGCCTACGTGCTCGAATGGCATTCCAACTGACCATGAAAAACGCATTTAAATTCCTTTGTCTTTGCGCGGCTGTTTTCATCGCGCTGGTGTTATTGTCAATCAAATGCGCCGCGCAGCAAACCAACGTGGCTGTCATCATCGGAACAAACTACAATGTGTTTGGGCAGGGTGATAATACATCCATGACAGTTTCCAACATATCAAATCCATCCTCATTACCTTTCGGAGGCATGGGAATTGGAAAACCGTTGACTGTGTTTGTGGGAACAAATTACGGGCCGACCAATTTACCTCTATGCACTAACTACCCCGGATATTCCTCAAATGGAGTATATGGTTTTCCTTTAGCTCCGGGAGCTTACGTAGTGCAATGCGGTATTTACAAGTGGAAGATATTCTTCACAAACACTTCTGGCATGATAACAATGCAGTCTATTGTTACCAACGGAGTCTCTGGAATCCTTTGGACAAACGGTGTCAGTCAAATCATTCCGGGAACCAACGTAACTGTTACTCCTTCAGATGGGTTGGGAGTGGTGACAATCAATTCGTCAGGCGGCGGCGGCGGCGGCGGATACAACCCCGACGGCAGCACCATCATCCTCAACGGCTCCGGCCAGCTTGCAGTCCTGACCAACACGGCTGGTGTCCTCTATAACTGGTTGACTAATGCTGCCACGGTGATAGCAAACGCGGCAATAAATGTAGTACAGGGGATTCCTCTTACTTCGCTTCAAAACGGAAGCGCAGTAAACAGCCAGAGCCTCATTTGGAACGGTTCTGCCTGGGCGCCGGGTTATCCAAATAGTTCTGTTGCTAATGATGCGGTGTTCGTTAATCCAACCATTTCAGGCACAACAGGAGGTCAAGTTTATGTCGGCAGCACATCTACCAATCCTGTTTATGCCGGGCCTCTCATTTTTGACACG